TTCGAGCTCTGCGGCGTCGATCCACCCAACGTCAACCATTTCCTCGCCGTCAAGCATCGCCACTCGAACGCTGCCGTTGCCCTTGAGAATGAGCATCGGACTGTCGGGTGCGCGAACGTATTGCGGCCCGCACGCGTTCAGCGACGCGAGCACCGCCACCCACAACGCGTACCACGCGAGGCGCTGAAGCCCACTTGATGATCGAATCGAGCAAGGCACGAATGATTTCATAAATCACTTCGCGCCCGCTTGTTCGCTCGTCACGCTGTTGTCTCGAGCTGCGAGCAAACCGATACCCGCCATCACAGCCGCGGCCACCGCTCCCCAGTCAGGCAAAGTGAGCGGGTCGGCGTCGAACAAAGCGCCGACTGCGGTGCCGAGGGCGACAACGATTGCAGCGATTCCGGCGGTAGTAGTTCTCCAACTCATTTCATTCCTCTGAGGCGTTCAACCTCGGCTTCAAGGTATCGCACACGTTCGCTGAGCATCGCGATTGTTTCGCGAAGGCTGGCGATCGTGCCATGCAACCACGCGCTCGCCGTCAACACGGCGACGAATGGTGCGACGAGTTGTGCAAGCTCGGGAAAGGTCATGGTCAATTTCCTTCGGGCCCAAAATCGCCTTGATCCCAATGGCAGCAGAACAGAGAAACGCCACTTCCGCTTGCACCACGCACGGTAATGCTGTTGAAATTTACAACGCCAAGGTTGTGGCGTCCCGCGTCAAACCAGAACCAACCCGCGGTGGCGTCGCTTTGGCCTGCGGTGTTGATTCCAAGCATGAACGGGCTTGAGGAAGCAACGACAACGTTTTTCATTGGAGATTGTCCAGTCATGTCGCCACCAGTGGTCAGCGGAAGCCAATTGCCGCCTGGCCCATTCATAGACATCGCCGTTTGAAATCGTAGAGCCATTACGACACCCCCCGCGGGCCTTCATCCATTGGGCTAAACGACATGCAGTAGACGAAACCAGTCGATGCATTGTCGTTTCGTCGCACAATCACCGACGGGTAATGGCAGACGCCGAGATCCATAGTTCCAGCTGAGTCAACGTATACGTTGTTTACATCTGCGGTGCCCCCTGCGGTTCCGAAACCAACGCGGAAAGCCTGCGCTGAAGTTTGAGCGGTATTGGTAACTTTGAGAATGACACGCCGCATCGGATCAACGCCACTCGGGAGAGCTGGTAGCGCTGTCCACGCGCCGTCAAGGCCATTGATAGCTGTTGGTGTGTGAAAGATACAAGCCATAGGAACCCTCAATTAAGAGTGCGAATAAGGTAACCGGAGCACACGTGTACAGGCGTTCCAGTGTGCGTGATTTCAAGCGAGTAGTGCCATACGCTTTCGCTAGTGCTAACAATGTTGAGCGCTGAGTTGATGGCAACAAGGTTAAGTACGATTTGACCGCTGGTGCCTGGCGTGATCCCGCTTGCTTGCGTAATCGTTACGTCTGCTGCTGCCGTCGGCGCAAGCCCGTTGCGCCAAATACGCATCGTTGCACCATTACCAGTCAAATTGTGGTTGGTGGTGCTGACTGTGTAGGTGCCGAGCGTTCCCGTAAACGTTTCCGGCGTTCCAGGCGCAAGAGCGGAATAAATGATGTTCTCTGTTCTCATGTGCAAGCCCCGTCGATTGCTTGAGTGTTGACGATCAGCCAACGCAACGTGCCGTTAAGTTGCCGCATCGGCGTCAACAGAACGTAGGTTCCGATTGCGATTGGTTGCGGCACGTAAGAGCCTGGAAGCCCGCCAGCTCCAACGCCGTATGAATAGAAGGGGTGACCGCTTCGGTTACTCAATTCGCTGACGCTTAAAGCAGTTGCCTGCAAACCGCCCGTCTTGACGGTCACGCCTGTTGGCGTTGCGTTGTTCAAGATTGCTTCTGACCAAGAGTAAGTCCAGCGGTAGTACGTGGCATCAAGCACCGCATAGTTGGTGATGACACCGAGAACAAACGTGCGCTGTTCATACGACGGACGAAACCGCGAAACGCGGTCAACGTCGCTTTGGTTGCGTTGCAGATTGAGTGAATCGTTGCGGTTCATGGCGAGCAGGGCCACCATCCGTTTTCAGCGTACGTTTGCAAAGCAGTATCGCCTGCGTAGATGTTGTTGAAATCCGTGGCAGTGCGCGGCAGGCGAATCCACTTCACTTCGGACAGTTGCCCGCCGGTTGTCATCTTCGGCCTGCCGTCGGCGTCAATTGTTGCCACCTGCGAGAAGTGAAAGAACTTGTCGTACAAGAACTCAAAGATGACCTCGTAGAACTCGCTGCCTTGTTCTTTCTCAATGTTGACGCCTTCGCAGATGAGCGAGTAGGCAGGAAACCCACAGAACGCAGCGTTGTTCGTAGTGTTGCTGTAGTTCGTAAGCGACGTCGCTGCTGTAGTCACTGGCACCACAGACGCGTCTTGCGTTGCACGAAGGCGAATGCGCACTTGGCCGATTTGCACAGACTCAAAGCCGTCAGCACCAGTCACAGACGTGCCGCCGATATCGCCTGTTGTGTTGGCTGACGTAGTCAGTGGATTCGTAGTCCAATTGATGCGGTGCAACTTCAAGTTGCGTGACGCCGTCACAAACGAGAACTGCGCCGGCAGCATCGTGATTGCCGATTCGGTCGAACATGGCGAGATGATGTACTTGGTGCGGAAACTGATTGATGCTTGCACGGCTTTGCCGTTTTCAAGCTGTTGCACCTGAATGCTGCGAGCTCGGCAGAATTGTTGCCAGGAACTACCAACGCCGTATTCGTCAAAGTCAATGATCGGCAAAGCGCCGTCGGTAATCATCGCTTCGTACTCGGTAACAGGATTAAGCGCCGAGTCATCAATCTTTGTGATGATGCGCACAAGATTGATTTCGCTCTCGCCACCAAGCGCAACGGCTCGTTGATCAAGAACGCGGTCAGTCCATTGGTAAACGCTTCCGGTTCCGCTCATGATGTCACCTGCACAAGTTTGGTTAGCAATGCACTGTTTTGAATCATCCACGCACCAATTGCGTCAGCCATTCCACCGCGGCCTTCGGCCATGTCAATGCGCGATTGTTCGTTCATACGTTGCTTGATTTGAGCAGCGCCAGCTTCGTTTGCAACGCTAAGCGCCATTTCGTTTCGGATTTGCTCAAGCGATTTGCCGCTTAAGAAAGCGCCAATCCCCGCGCCTGCGATTGTTCCACCTTCGCTCATTTGCTGAGCCCATGCGACGGCACCGCCTGCGCGGCCTGTCTGCGCATCGGCACTGGCGGCAATGAGCGATTTAAGAAAGCCACCACGCTCAGCCTCTTTGGCTTGCTTCTCCAATATTGCGAGCCGTTCGAGAATCACGCTGTTTGCAGCGATTGTCTGCTCACCAGTTTCCTTGAACTTGGCGAGCGCATCGCCAGCGCCCTTGGTTGCGGTTGATAGCGCGTCCATGATTGCGCCTGCGGCAATGATCGGTGACAGAGCGCCGGCAATGCCTACGCCTGCGGTACCCATAGCGCCGACAGCGCCACCGATAGCACCAAAGCCACCGATACCGAGCGCTGATTGACCAGCTGCCTTGAAGACGCCTGCTGCCGCAGATGGCGCAGGCTTCTGCATGCGCTGTGCGCTCGCTCGCATCTTGCGCTCGGCGTCCTTAAGTCCTTTGTCTACGCCCTCGGTTGTGACGACGACAGGAACATTGACTTTTGGCAGACTAGGCACGTGCGGCCCCCTCGCTGAATGCGGTGCGTACTGCGTCTTCCACGTATTGCACGACTCGACTTTGATGCCGTTGGCCTGCTCGCGTGATGTACAGCCTGCGGTAGATGCGAGCTCCGAGCGTGGCGCTTTGTTTCTTCATGCCGCTTCGCCAGCCGCGATTCTGTGAGAAAGGCACAATGCGAGCGTTGCGGTTGCCCTTCCAATTTCGCACCAGTTTCGGTGCAGGCTTCGGCCCAAGCGTGCCGTTTGTAACCACTAAACCCTTGCGCACGGGTCGCCAACCGCCGTCGTACAAGTGCGAGCGCCGACCAACGCGGTTGCCGTCTTTGCGCACGCCGACACCGCACCAAATTCGGCCTTTCTTGTAGGTCTTTGTCTTTACGGCAATGTCACGCTTGGTGCGCTTCGCTTTCGGAAGCGCCAAACTCTTGATTGTTCGCTTGACGGCGTTGCCCCAATCGCGTAGGCCCTGCCGCACGATTTTTCGGCGCACGTTTTTCGGGAGTTCCTGCGCAAGCGCTGTGATGCGCTTTAAGTCCGCTTCCGACGGTCGGAACTGGATTCGCCATTGCACGCTTCCTGTTGTCGAGCTCACGTCGTATGCCCTCCCAATCAGGAATATCAAGGACTACGTTCAGCAAGCAAACGCTGACCGCATCAAGACTGGTGCTCGAAAGTTTGACCGCTGCAAGTAGCACCCGACGTGCAGCGTCCGTCAGTCCCGGCCTTCCGCGTATAGCGGCTCGACAAGCGCAGCGATTCGCTGCACGGTGAATGCGTCACAAGCAAGCACAGCATCTACAGACTCAAACAGTGGTTCGCCGTTCTCAACGACGTGCCGCGCAACCATCCACGCCTGCAAGCGCTCGGGTGTCTTGGCTGAAACTTCCAAGGCTTCGATAAGGTCGAGCGCTGACGGCCTGCGCAGCTCGACAGGCGTGCCGTCTGAGAGCTCGCGCCGCACGTTCTTTAGGGTCAATGCGTCACGAATGCTCATGCGACCGTCACCGAGCCTGTGAATTGCAGCGTGAAGTTTGCGCGGATGACTTCGTTCGTTGACGCCGTAGCGCTGAAAGATTGCACGAATGCTTGACCGCTGTAGCTCATGCCAGTCGACAACGTAAGCACGACAGCAGATGAACTAGCACCAGTGTCGATAGCGGTTTCCACCGCTGCCATGCCTGCATCGCCTTGATCGTAGAACATATCAACCGTAGCCGTGAATCCGCGATTTCCTACGATGTAGGTGCGCTCGCCAGTTGCAATGTCGGTCGTATCAATCATTGTTTGATCGACATTGACTGTGACTGTTCCAAGGCCTGCGCAAGCTTGCCCGCCAAACGTGAGCGCTGCAAGTGCTGATGATTTCGCTGCCATTTAAATCTCCCTGTAGTAAATGTCGATTTCGCAGTTTACTTCCGCTGGTTCTTGCTCGTCGCCCTCGCCGACGGATGCGGCGTCAGCAGTTCGACCACGGAAAATCACCGCGTCGAATGCGTAAGAACCAAACAAGTAGGAACCAGTGACGCAAGCAGCAGGAACGTCAGCAGCAATCGTGAGCGCCGTACCCGTTTCGACTGCAACAACTTTGACTTGAGCTGACGCTTGCCAGTGCCCGCTCACGGCGCTGCGTTCATTGTTCGTGATTTCAAACGTGATCGCAGGCAGGCCACTGTTTTGCAATCGGTACCCGTGCGTGATGGGGTAGATTTTCAGCGCTGCGCTTGCGTTCAGCATTTCGCGTGTTGCGGCTTCGATGCTCATACAACCTCCTCACACTCAAGCACGGCAACCATGTCGGCTTCGTCAAGGTTCGTGATGCCGAGGATGCGAAACGTTCGACCGCGCACCGTAAGCCGATACGTTTCGTTGATTCCCCAATCTTGCAACGAATTCCAACGGCATCGAATTTCCGCACGGCGCACTACAGCGACGCCGTCAGCGTATTGCTGCTCGTTGGCGCTGTCGGTTCGCAAGTCAACCCACAATGACGGGTTGCCATTTCTCGTCTTGTTTATGTCAATAAATGCGCCGGTGCGCATTCCCAAGTCATCTTCGTTGATGCTCGGTTGCAAGACGATTGCAGGAAAGCGAAGCCGACCGCTGCCGATCATCGCAGTGCCCCGCGAGCGCTGTACGCCTGCATGATGAACTTCAACGACAACGGAACATCAGCAAGAGAAGCCACCGATGTTGCGTCAGGATTGGCGTACCACGCACCGACCAACGCAACAATCGCCTGTTGCAGAGCGTGAGGTACTTGCGTGTATCCGGCTGTGTACGTCACTGTCGGAAACGTGCCATCGTAGATTTCTGGCCGTTCTTTGAAGTTCAACACAATCAAACTGTCGGTGTTGTCAACGTACCAATCTGCCGTTGGCATCGTCGTGAGCGTATTGCTGCCGTTGTAGTAGGTAACCGACGTAACCGACGTTGCTGGTTGAATCGGCAGCACGAAGCGCCGCCACTTGTCAAGCTTCGCGGTACGCGTTTCGCTTGCAAGACCGATGCCTAGCTCGCGCTCCAACATTTCGCCTGCCGCAATGCAAAGCGTTGTAAGAATGACATCGTCAGCGGTAACGTCGATGCGCAACCGTGTCTTGAGAACGTCAATCGGTATCGGTGTCGCAGCCATAAAAGCAGCTGCGCGGTTTCCCGCACAGCCGCCAGGGTAAGAAAAGATCAGCAGGTGATCGCGGCGAACGCTTCCGCAAGCATGATTTTGGAGTCAGTGCGAGCGTAGGTATAAAGCGTCACTTGGTGAGTAGATGCCGCGCTATACGGATCAATGAGCGAAGTCATTCCGGTTCGGTCGAAGATCTCGAAGTAATTGAAGTCGCCGACCACAGCAAAGACGTTGTTGTTGGCAGTTGCGGTTGGAACGTACTGGCCGACCGAGTACGGCACGCCGTACAGAAGGCCAGGCGCGCCGCCGACCATCGTCTGCGAGTTGGCCGGCGCCTGCGTCCAAATGTATTCTTGAGCGCCTTGTGTAGCGACGGAATTCTTCAACTTGCGCGCAACGCGAACGAACGTATCCGAGACAAGCCAACGGAAACGCGGCGAGTTTCGGTACTGCGGCTTTACGAGATGCACAGTATCAATCACGTTGTCGGCGCTAATGGTGGTGATTGCACCACCGCTGAGGTCAGTCACTTGCGAAGCCGATACCAACTTGGTGTTCGCGCTGCTGCCTGCGATGCCTTCAGGCTGCGAGCTGTTCGTGCCAGTGGTGTACGCCTCCTCCATCTTCAGCGCCAGCGAAAGGCCGATTCTCGAAGCGACCCAATCAAGTCCACTTCCGATTCCGCCTTGACCGATTGCGTCTTCGATAAATTCCTGACTCATTTTCGTCGCGCATACGTACTTGTAGGGCACCACCGAAATCGCAGTACCAAACGCTGCGTCGCTCGCCGTAATCGTTCCTGGAGTTCCTGTGACCGACTCGGCAACGAGATTTGACGTTGGCAGCGTACCTTCGACCGTGATGGTGCGCTTGGAGTCGATGCTGCTGACCGGCGAAATTGAGCGCAGCACGTTCGCTTGGTACATCTTTTCTACAATGCGTCGCTCCATGTCGGTTGGAATTCCGGCGCCGCTAGTGCTAGTTGACATGTCACGCATTTCGGCTTGATCGCCACGCGCAACGGCGTTGAGCCAGCGAAGCGCGTACTCGGGGGACGCCAAATCGTGGCCCGCTTC